CTTTACTCTTTTATATGTCTTTAATCTTTTATCAGTTGACATAGCCTTCTTACTCAGTTTTGTTTTAATATCTGCATAAAAATTCTTTTTACCAATATAACTAATTGATTTTCCGTCTATTATTGCAGTCATATTATAAATAAAACCTATTGCATTTTCAGGAATCATATCTTCAGTAAATTCTTTACCTTTATATATCCAACTCATAATTTTAAAATTTAAGCATCACCCTGTGGTATAATACTCTGACGTTCTTGTATAAATTTACCTGAGAATACTTCAGTTAATGTTTTTTTTACATTGATACCACCTTCTTTCTCAATAGTTTCTATTAATAATACTACTGCATGTATAAGATGTGCAGGAGTAACTCCATGTATTTTTAAACTTGTAGTAAACTTTTCTGGTGCCTTTTCATCAAATTCATAATTTATTTTAATCTTACCTTTCATATAATGATTCATTAAGTAATTTTAATACTTCTTTTTTTACTTTTTCAATACCGTGTACTTTAATAGAATCTGATACATCTTTCTCCATATCAAGAATAATAAAATCAAGATTATATCTTTCTTTATATTTCTTCATAGAATTAATACCTGCTTCATCATTATCAAATAGTACACATATCTTTTTATATTTCTCTTTAAGTTTATTTATGTTTTGCTCTTTAATCATAGTATTTTCACTATCCGGAGCAATACATTCTATATCCTTAAAGCCAAGCTTATTAAAAGCCATTATATCTTTCAATGAAGAAGTAATAACTAAATAATCTACTGTAAGTGATAGTTGTTGTGACCCTTGTATATGATTACCTAACTTTAAGAATTTCTTATTCATATTCTTAGGCTGATAAATCTTATACAATGTGCCATCTTTTTTGAAATAACCATACAGATTTAAACCTGTAATAATAATCTCAGATGTAGTACCATTAAGTTCAAGTCTGGTCATCTTATAATACTCTAATGCAGATACATTATATATTTCTAGCATCTTAGAACCAATATGATATTGTCCCCAGTATTTCTGATCAAAGTTAGACCAATGTCTAATAGTATAATCAGTTACTTTATAATTTTCATAAGTTTTAATTTCAGGAGCTTTATAAGGTTTATGATCATCTAGGTATTTAACATAGTCATTAACTATTTTATAAGAAACTTCTCCTCTATCTTTAATACCACACATATATTGTACTAATGATATAGAGTCTCCTTGATAACCTGATGAAAAATCTTTAAACTTATATGTCATTGTTGCAGCATCCATATAAATAATCATTGATGGAGTCTTTTCAGTTTTAAATACAGATTTAATTTTTATCTGCTGTCCGTCTAATTGTTCAGTAAGATTTAAATAATTCTCAAAGATCCAAATTGTTGGTACATCCTGGAATCTAATTACATTTTTAGTTGAAATCATATCTTTTAACTTTAATTAAAAAGGGAGCCCATTTCCTGACTCCCCTTTAAACTATTGTTAGTCTAAATCAAAGTCTGAGCCAACCTTAGTTGATACCTCAAAATCATCCTCACCAAATGCTTCTACCTTCTTAGCTTCTAATTTTTTAAGATGTAGAGCTTCAGAATATAGTAACTGTTTACCAGATCCAAGTTTAGCATATGCAAAACCATCTCTAGAAGATTTTGGTAAATATAAGTCATAATTTGTATAACCTGTTTTACCTTCATATTCTTTTCCTGCAATACAGAAATCTAAATACTTATCTTGATAAGGTGCTGTTTTATCAAATGCAGTGATAAACTCTTCAATTGTATTGTGCTTATTATCTTGAGCATCAAACCAATTAACTATGTCTAATGTAGTACATAATGATTTAATAAATACTAATATACTATTATCTCTAGAAATTTGTACACCTGATTTAGTTACTCCATCTGCAAATGCATATTGGCCAGATTTTACTCTACCAATTTGACCTTTATAATGACCAGCATCTGGATTTTCTTTATCCAACATAAATCCTTCAAATCCTTCAAGAGGTTCAGTCTCAAGATTAAGTATTATACTTATACCACCTGGAATAAATTTAAAATCTTCACCTACTAAACTATTAAGTTTTAATTTGTGATTACCTGGACTAATTGTTTTTGGTATTCCACTTCCACCTGTTCCGACATCTTTTGTTCCAATTGCCATTTTTCTTATTTTTATTTATTATTTATATACTTCATCCCAGTGAGTAATTATCTCACCTTTGTCATTAGCTTCACTAATAACTATTTCTGCATTTCTTAAATGCTCAGGTCTTGCACCACAAGTTGTCTCTTCATTAGTTTTAAATGATAAGAATACTTGATTACCTTTTCTGAACATATAACCAATTGCATCAGCATTAGCACAGATTAAAGACTTGATTTTACCAGTTAAATCTATATTAGCAGACATAACCATTTCACCTTTATCATCTACTTGCTTATCTTTGATATGCCCAGATAAAATAATATGGTCAGCTAATGTGTCTACATAGTTTAAAACATCAAAAAATGCTTCTCTTACATATAAATAACCAGCTCCATTTGGTAAAGTAATTACATTATCTCCATCAAAGTTTTTACCCATTGAAGTTTGCTTATACTTTTTTACAGCTAATGGCATTACCATTTCTTCTAATGCAGTTACAGTATCAATAGTAATAAACTTATAAGGTTTACCAGCTTCTAATACTTCTTTACCAATTGCTAGCAACTCTTTAAGATTACTTGCTTTAACTTTTAATGCATCTACATAATCAGTTCCATTCTCCAAATCAATAATTAAATTGTCTTCTAAACCAGCAAATGCAGTAGTTTTACCTGTTTTTGGCTTAGAATAAATAATTAATCTTTTTGGATTGACTCTTGTTGCACCTACTTTCTTAGTGGGCAATACTAATCCTTCACTCATACTTTTATTTTATTAAATCATTTAACCATTTTTTATTACTTACTGGTTTCTGTAATAGAATGGCAGCTAGATCTCTTACAGTTAAACTGCTTAAAGGAGCATCTAAATCTGAATCCATTAAATCATCAAAATCAGGAAATAACCCTTCCGTTTCAGTACTTTTAATTTCAGTTTTAGTTTCAGTTTTAATTGCTGTCAGTTCAGATACAGGAATAAGATATCTTACATGCCCATTTGCATTAGGATCTGTAGTTTCATACTCCTCATCATAAAATGAATTATAACTCCATTTATATAATGTTCTTGTTGGGTCTTCAGAATCTAATGTAATACTTACGTATTCAGTATAGATATCTTCTCCTTTTGATAATTCACTCTTAAAGAATCCCATATATAAATCATCTTTACCATAGGGTCTATAAGCACATTTAGGTATATATAGAGGACTAGTTATACCTAATGCATCAAATACTTTTTGATGGTACTTTACCATCTCTTCAGTTTTTTCTTTTCTGTTAAAACTAGCACTGCTGCTGTCTTTTGTTGTTAATGCCATATATTAATTATTTGGTTCCAATTCTTTTTTCTTGTTGTGCTGGAGTATTCATTTCTACTATACTCATTCTTTCAAACTCAGCTTTAAAGAAACTTAATCTAGTATCACCATTTCTACATTTAAGAAAATGTAATACCATTACCTTATCATTTTCAATTATATATCTATCAGGACCATAGAATCTGATTTTCTGTTTAGCTGGTCTATTAATACCAATTACAGTATCTGCATGTTGTAATAAAGCATCAGCACCAAATATATCTGATTCTAATACATAATTACTATACTTCCCATCTTCTGATCTCTCAGGATTATCTATATTTCTGTTTAATTGACTTAATATAATGAATGCTATCGGGTAAACTCTTTTAAGATTTGTTAATGCTTCACCAAGGTTATTTAAAGTTTCATTTTTATCTCTTTCAGTTTGTGCTTTTTTTACAAGTAGGGAGTGATCTAGGGAAATTAAAGTCTTTTTATATTTCCTTATACCTTCTTCATCTACTTCAGAATGATGTGACATATACTCATGTATAGTTCTGATAAATTCATCTACTGTACATGGTTTTTCTACTATATCAATGGGA